TTATACCGTACCACCAACAGTAACTATTACCAGTATTGCTAACACTGCCCCTGGTGGTCAGGGTGTTTACGGTTCTGGTGCTGCTGCGACTGCGGTTCTTACTAATAGTGGTATTACTTCTGTTCGTATTCTCAACGGTGGTACAAATTACTACAACACACCAGTTATCTCCTTTGGATCTAGCACGGGAATTACACCTGCCAGAGCAGAAGCAGTTATTACCAATGGTGTTATCTCCAATATTCTCATTTCCGATACTGGTATTGGATACACTCAGGCACCAACACTCAACGTCTTGCGTACTGGTGAAGATGGTGCTCTGATCGAAAGCAATTATCAATACAATGAAGAAATCGTTGGTCAAGCATCTTCTGTAACCGCAAAGGTTAGAGATTGGAACTCCACTACTAAGATTCTTAAGGTTGGAATAAATAGTGGTAGATTCTACGTCGGTGAGGCAGTTATTGGAACTGCTTCTTCAGCAAGGTGGAAAGTGTCATCTTATAATGATTATGACGAATCATCTCCATATGATCAAAACGAAGAATTTGAAACTGAGGGATTGAGCATCATTGACTTCAGTGAAGATAACCCATTTGGTGACTTCTAATGTTAGGAACTTATTTTTACCACGAAATTATTAGAAGGACTATTGTATCCTTCGGCACTCTTTTCAATAACATTCACATTCAGCATAAGGATAATGATGGAAATGTTGTTGATGACATCAAGGTGCCATTGGCTTACGCACCAATGCAAAAATTTCTTGCTAAGATTCAACAGCAAGCAGATCTAAGCAAACCAGTTGCGATTACTTTACCAAGAATGTCATTTGAAATGACTGGAATTTCTTATGACCCTACTAGAAAGACAACAGCAACAAAAACATTCAAAGCAGTAACAGGTAGTGGTGATATTAGACAAGTATATCTTCCAGTTCCATACAACATTAATTTTCAATTAGCACTTTATGTTAAATTGAATGATGATGCTCTTCAGGTAACTGAACAAATTCTCCCATACTTTCAACCATCTTTTAACTTGACCGTTGATCTCGTCTCTTCTATCGGTGAGAAGAAAGATATTCCTGTTGTGTTGAATGGAATTTCCATGCAGGATGATTATGAAGGTGACTTTTCAAGTAGAAGATCTTTGATTTATACCTTCGATTTTACTGCTAAAACTTATCTGTTTGGTCCTGTTGCTGATTCTTCTGAAGGTCTCATCAGAAAAGTTCAAGTTGATATGTATACAAATACGGATCAGACTATTGCTAAGAGAGAACAAAGATATACTGCCGTTCCCGATCCTATTGATGCCGACCCATCCGATGATTTTGGATTCTCGGAAACATTTGAATTCTTCCAAGATTCTAAAACCTATAGTCCTACCCAACAAACGGATATTTAATCATGTCAAAATATGATGGTATTGATAAGGCATTAGATGTTGAAGCATCTATTGTGCCAGAAGGTGGTTGTTTACCTAGAAAAAAACAACTGAGAGATGCTATTGACAAAACTGATATTGATAGAGATTACGAATACAGTAGGGGTCAACTTTACTCTATTATCGAAAAGGGTCAAGAGACTCTAGATGGTGTGATGGAGTTGGCACAAGAAACCAATTCTCCTAGAGCATATGAAGTTGCTGGTCAATTGATTAAGAATGTTTCTGATGCTACTGATAAACTTCTTAAACTACAGAAAGAGTTGAAAGAACTGAATGCTGAGGAAAAATCCAGTACTACTAATATTACCAATAATGCTTTGATTGTTGGTACTACAGCAGAACTACAGAAGTTAATCAAGCAAGGATTGTTAGACGAAAAGAAAAATAAATAACTGAGTAGATAGTGTTTGGAATGGTCGAATGAATGAATCGAACAAAAGTGGTGATTCTTCTTTGCACGACTGGTTTACTAAGAGTCGTGCTTCTGATGGCACCCCTGGTTGGGTTCAGTTGGGTGGCAAATACGCAGGGAAACCCTGTGCCAAACAACCAGGTCAGACAACCAAACCAAAGTGCGGTTCAAGTAAAATGAAACGCAACCTAGATAAGGGTGAAGAGGAGACAGCATTTCGTCGTAAGAATCGTGAAGATCCCAATCCAAATAAAAAAGGTAAAGCTAAAAACGTCGCAACTGAAGAAATGAACTTAGACGAAAAGTGCTGGCAAGGTTACACCCAGAAAGGTATGAAAAAGAAAGGCAACAAAACAGTTCCCAACTGTGTTCCTGTTAACGAAATTCACGCATCGGCACATACACCGCACGAAGTTCCTTCGAAAAATTTAAAACGTCTTGTTTCAAAAGCAGTCAAAAGAGTTGATACTGATGCTGATGGTGATGTAGATAATAATGATAAGGCAAAGGGTGAACTTGGTGAGTTCATTCCTGGTGTTGGTAATAAAAGGCTTTATAGTGGAACAATGACCAAAACTGCCCAAAGCACTAGAATCAAATCCGTAAAAGAAGCTCTTGAGGAGCAGAATAGAGTTCAAACCACTGGTCAGGCAGGTGATCCATCTACCATCACTTATCCTGGTGGTGGGTCTCAAAGAATTGTTCCTGGATCCACTGTTATTCGTGACGTTGACACTAAACCCAAACCAGATCCCAGAAAGAAGTTTAGAGATACTCTTAAGACTGTAGGTTCTGCTTTGTCAAGTAATCCACTTGGATCTACTCTCAAAGCAGAAGAAACTGAGATTGATGAGGGTATTAGAATGGCTCTCGTCAAAGCAATTGACAAGACGAAACCTGGTCCTCTAAGCAGAAGAGGTAGAATTAGAAGCAAGTTGGTTAGATCTGAGATTGAAGATGCTGCTAAAAAGAATAAGAAGAGAAGATTCAGTGGTCTTGCTGCTTCAGAGAAAGCATCTAAAGCAGACAAATACATGAGTGCTGCTTCTAGTACTACTGCTTCCGAATCTTTTGCCATTGATCCTGCAGCACACAGAAAGCAACAGAGAATCGAGAAGGCAACTAAACTGAAGCAAGGTGCTTCTGGTCCCGAATCTCAAGCTGCTGGTGCTGCCGTCAAGAGACTTGGTGGTTCTGGTATCAGTCTTCCTCTTGCCAACTCTTACCAACCCGAAGGTGAGAATATCGAAGAGGTTGCTGCTTGGCAACGTAAGGCAGGTAAGAACAAGGAAGGTGGTCTCAATGAGAAAGGACGCAAGTCTTACGAAAGAGAGAATCCTGGTTCTGATCTGAAGGCACCTAGCAAGAAGGTCGGCAACCCTCGTCGTAAGTCCTTCTGTGCCAGAATGTCTGGTATGAAGAAGAAACTGACTTCTTCCAAGACTGCTAACGATCCCAATAGCAGAATCAATAAGTCCCTTAGAGCCTGGAACTGCTGATATGAAAAGTTTCAATCAATTTCTATCCGAAAGCATCACCATCAACGGTGACTTCAATGGAACCCTCAATATGGGTGGTTCTCAACCAGAACAGGCACAAGAGTCCTTCTTTGCCGATGTTGTCTGGGAAGGTAAAATCTACCGTCTAGAAGTAGAAGGTGGTATGATGAGTAAAAATGAACTGGCAGAACATATTCAGGGTGAGTATCCTGGAGCAATTGTTCATAACATTTATCCTGGTGTACAATCTAACAGAATCAAAAGTTCTTCAAGATATCAACCAGAAAGACTGACTTGGAGTGACTAATGGCACAGTGGAATAAGAACACACAGGACTTTCTAAACCAAGAAAGAACTCTTTTTGAGGTATTCAATATTGCCGACCATTGGGGTCAGCAAACTAACTGGGTGCCACAGTTTACTGGTAAGAATAGATTTAAGGTATCTCCCTTTCAGACATCATTCTTTAACACATTCCAGTATGGTCTAGAAACTGATGTTTGGGAAACTGATACTACTGGCACTGCCTCTGCTGTTCACAATCCCGATGCTTCCAATGTCACAATGTCAGTTGGTAGCACTGCTGGGGATAAAGTAATCAGACAAACTCGTCAGGTTATGCGATACATTCCTGGTAGAGTATCACTGGTATCTTTTGCTATTCGTTTGGAGACTCCAGTAGCAGGAGTTCGCAGAAGATTTGGTATATTTGATGGTGAGAATGGTGCTTACTTTGAGGATGATGGTGGCACATATTCTTGTGTTCTTCGTAGTAATGTAACTGGTAGTGTAGTAGAAACCAGAGTAACCAGAGACAACTGGAATGGTGATAAGTTAGACGGTAACGGATATAGTCAAATCACTGCTGATCCAGAAGCAGTCCAGATGATTAACATTGAGTATGAATGGTATGGTGCTGGTCAAGTAATCTTCAGTTATACTATTGACGGTGAAACTCATAGTATTCATAAGTTTAATATCGCAAACCGTCAAAATCAAGTTTGGTGCTCCACTCCGTTCCTTCCTATTCGTGTTGAGTTAGAGAATGTAACTGGTGCTGCTGGAACTCATTATCTTTATCAGGGTTCTAACTCTCTGACCCAAGAAGGAGAACCAGAGAAACTTGGCACACTTATTAGTTATTCCAACCCCATCACTGGCACTACACTGTCATCAGCAAATACATTCTATCCTGTTTTAAGTTTGCGTCTCAAATCATCTGATCTGGCAGGTATCGTGTTGCCAAGGTCTCTACAGGTAGCAACAAACGATAACACAA